CGGCGTCGAAACTCGTTGAGCACCACGCGTAGCGCCCGGTCGTTGATCCCGCGCATGTCGCCGGTGAGGATCTCGTAAGGCGTGCCGGAGCCCGCTGCTGCAGCCATCAGTTGCTGCCGCATGAAGTCTGGGTAGTTGTTGCCCGCGTCCGGTGGCTTGGAGAACTCCACCTCTTCACCTGGTCCCAGCTCCTGCATGGTGCCGGGCTCCAGCGCGACCATCGGTGTGAAGCCATCACGGTCGAGATCCAACAGCTGGCCGGTAACCGGATCCCGTGGTGTCTGCCCCGAGTCCGGCGCTGGACGACTGATGAAGCCGGCAAACAAGTTCGCCACCTCCTGGCGAAACAACACCGCGTCGTCGTAGTTGTCGAGACTGCGCAGGCGCTTGAGCACCGGCGACAATCGGGGCACTCCACGCAACTGACCCGGCTCGACCGGTTCAAAGATGTGCAGCACCTGGGCCGCCGGCACCCGCACCAGCTGGTTGTAGCCGGCGTTCAGCGATGCCGCATCGCGTGGATGCGACAGATACATCCAGTACGCCACCCGCTTGCCGCCCGGGTTGAACTCGATCCCGGCGCGGATAACGTTGCCGGTTTTGGTGCTCTCGTACTTGTCATGCGGGACAAACTCCGGCGCCAGAATCTGAAGCTGTAACGGAACCGCCAAGCCCTCATCCAGGCTGCGCGGTCGCAGGCGCACAAAGCACTCACCCGAGGTTTCTACCGTGCGCGCCACCAGGGCCTGCTGGCCGTAGAAGTCGGTACGTTCATCGGCATCCGATTCATCGACCCAATCCCCCCACAGCTCCTGCAGCAACTTGCGTAAAGCGTCATCATCGGTCGTCGGCCGAGGGGTGATGCCGGTGCCGATCAGGTTGCTGACGCGCTTGTCGATCACGTTGAAGGCATACGGGTCATTGCGAACCGCTGCCCGGGAGCGCGACCGCAGGTTGCGCAGTGCCGGGGTGTTGATGCTGTTGATCCCGTTGTCGGGAGCATCCCAGCCAGTGGAGCGTCGGCCCTCCCCGGCGCCTTCGTAACTGGCCTTGATGTTCGACGGCAGCACAAATCCGTTACGGGTCAACGTCGGGAACTGGCGGGCCATTAGACTCCCTTGCCTCCGTGATACAGCCGGACCACGCGCGAACGTGGCCCGGCGGCGTTGACCAACGACGAACGTATTTCTTCGCGAGCCTTGAGCAACTCGTCGACAGTGCGGTACTCCACGGTGCGGTCGGTGTAGCGCACGGTTTTTTCACCGCGAGCGATGGCCGCCTCAACCGCGTCGAGGTGCTTTTTGGTAAATGACATATCAGCGTCTCTTCAGGTAACCGCTTCGACTGACGCGGCGTGGGGGCACAGACATCGGCTGGGTTTGAGTGGCGACTGGGGATTGAGCTATCGCCATTTTTGGTGGTCGTAGAGGAGCAGTGTTGCTATATGCCGTTACCTCTCGCGAAGTTCGGGTTTCTTGCTCGTTGGTCTCTGCAGGTATCGTCTTGTCGTCAAAAAGATGATGTTGCATAAGCGATTGGCGAACCTTGTCCCAATCGCTTTCGTTGTACCGGCCCAACCCCAAATACTCAGCCATTGCCAATGCGTAGACCATTAGGTCAAGCGCTTCATTTCGTTCGGCCTTACCCTTGGTCCACTCCACCCGACGCTTGCCTTTGACGTAACGCGCGACCTTACGCTCAGCAACACACTGAGCAAAAAAGTCATCCGGCAAATCTCTGGCAAAATGCAGAGAACCCGGCCCTGACTCCAGCGGGTATCGGTTGTAAATCCAGTCCTTTGCCGTGTCGGTACCGATCATCCAGAGCTCGGCACCGCTTTTCTCGATGTTGCCGCGCCAGTTAACGTCCACCCGGGAGGCACGCTGAGCAATGATATTTTTGCCTGGCTGACTTTCCCCCTTAACTGCGAAGATGTTCCGCCAGCGTCGAACACGACAAAACTGGTACACCTCGTGGGTATGGTGTCCACCCGAATCCACGGCAGTCGCCAAAATGGCGAGTCCGACGCCGCTGGTGTGCCGGTACCGGGACTTCAACTTTTCGTCGAGGATTTCCCAGGTCCGTGCATCCGAGGGGTCTCCCATGATGACCTGGTAGTCCACAACCCACCGTTCAAGACCCATACCCCAACCGATGACAATAAGCTCCAGTCGGTTGCCTTGAACGTCGACAGCCGCAGTGAGCATCAACGCTCCTACTGGCACCGTTCCCAGCACGTACTGCTCAGAGAGAGCGCGGGCTTGCAGCACTTCGGCCTTGGTCTGCTCCATGGCGTTGTCCCAAACACGAGCCAACCTGGTGTTGTAAAACACCTGCATGGTCGCCTGATCACCCTGCTTCTGTTTGACCAAAGCCTCATCAAAATCTTTCGCCAGCGACACCCAACTGGTCCAACCCAATGGCGCATAAAGGGCATTCAAGTGAAAGCCGACTGTTTCGCCGTCCCCTTCTGCTTGAGCGCGCCATTCACCTTTTGCGAGCATGGTTCCTTTTTCATGCTCGTCGATCAGCGCGCCGCACTCCAATCCGCTGCACAAGTACTGCACACGCTTATAGTTCTCGTCCCATTTCAGTCTCTCCCACTCCAGCTCCTGCATGTGTCCGCAGTGCGGGCATGGCACGTAGTAGCGGCGCTGGTCGCTGATTTTGTAGAGGTCCTCTATTCGAGATGCGCCTTTGAGAGTTGGCGAACTGGAAAAGTAAAACTTAGCATTGCGTCCGAATGTAGACGCACGCGCCTCAGCCAACTTGACCGGATCCCCTTCGTTATCGAGATCCATCTCCCAGCGATCAATCTCGTCCCCGTAAACATAACGGACCGATTTTTCTGCTAGGTTCGAAGATGAGCCGGCAGTAGCAATAAACAACCGGCCGCCTTCAAATTGCTTGTTCTCCCAGGTGTTCGTGCCTTTCTTGGAACGGGGGACTACAACACGCTGGCGAAGCTCTGGCACCGCCTGAACCGCTTGGTCGACTCGACCAGCGACGCTCTGAGCCAGTTTTTGGGTGGGTTCCAAAAGTAGAATGTTTGCCGGAGCCATGTGAATACAACCGCCGATCCAATTAAGGGCGATCTGCGTTTTCATCAACTGAGATGCCACCATCGTCACTACGCGTTTGCATGGGTGAGACGGAGACAGGCAGCGCATTGGCTCACGAGCGTAAGGAGTACGACTGGTGCGGTAGGGCCCTGGCTCGGCAGCTCCAGAGTCCTGAGGAATACGCATGAATTGATCGGCCCACTCATCCACCCAAAGTTCGGGTTCCGGTCGAAGGCCTCTGAAGTACCCCAAGCGATAGGTTTCTGCGCCATCGGCATGTTCGTTAAGCATGAGAGTGTTCCGGTTTAACCAAGGCATGTTGCAGATCAGCAGCTGACATTCGCTCCGCATCTTCAAGAGCGCGCCGGATAGCCGTAAGAAGATGTTTTTCTACATGCCAAGGATCCGTCATAGCGGCCAATTCAGGCGCGATCTGTGTGGGCACGCCCAGTAGCAGATCTCTCAGTAACCGCCCTGTGCTGTACGCCGCTGCATCCACCGCGGCCATTTCGACAAGCGTCCCCTGATTCTTATAAAAATCCGCCTCTACAGTGAGAGACGTGAAGTGCTCACGACGCGCACGCGCTTTGTGAAAGTCAGGCATGGGTAGCGGTGGCGGGACCTGGCCGCTCAGCGCAGCTTGGGGAAGCACCGGTTCCGGGAAGGTATCCGGCTGCCAGCCAGTAGCACCGGCCTTGCTTGGGTCACTCGTTCTGGCAATCAATTGGTCCGTCGCAACAACGTCGACTAAACCCGTCTCGCTCAAAACCAAACGGCCTTGTTTTGCCAGCTTCGAGACGTAAGGTTTAGACCAATTACGGGCCGTGGCGTACGCCGACTTAGTCAAGAACTCCATGCTTGCAATCCCCAGTTAACCTAATTAATTCGGGGGCAGTTAACCGTTAACCTCTGTTAACCAACTTTCCAACCCGGCCAGTAACTCTTTCCCGCGGGTTTCCGACCCCGTACCCCCCGAATAACCCTAGGGTCCCCGGCAGTTTTCGGCGCCCTGGCGCGATTCATCACCCCTGTTCGCCGCTAGCAGGTGGCACTTCGGAAACGCCCAGCCGCTTGGCGGCCCAGCGTTCGTAAAGACCGATGGCGACATCAGCGCCGGCCATTGCGGTCAGGCAACCCAAGCTGCCC